ACAAACATTGATGAGCGTCAAGCTGTAGCAACATCTGCTGCTGCTGCTTTAGGTCGTAAGACTGATGAGATTCTGTATACAGCAATGGATGCTGGTGCAAACTCAACTCAGATCCATGACACTGGTTCTGCTCTTGCTAAAGCAGATCTTCTGTCATTGTTTGAGACAATGGGTTCTGCTAATATTCCTGAAGATGGGCAGCGTTATTTAGCTATGCATCCAAAAGGATATGCAGATTTATTTCTTATTGAAGAGTTTGCTTCATCAGATTATGTTGGTGAACAGAATCTTCCGTTTGCTGGTGGCATGACAATGAAAGAGTTCTTAGGATTTAAGATCTTTTCAACGTCAGCGATTACAGCGGGTAAGAATATAGCTTATCATTCAACTGCTATTGGACTTGGAATTAATTCCGATGTTCAAACAGAGATAAACTATGTTCCTGAGAAAGCTGCTCATCTTGCAACTTCTATGATGTCAATGGGTGCTGTTGTTATTGACGACAACGGTGTCTATGAAGTCTTAGACAACAACTAGGAGGATTAAGATATGGCTTATTCTGCATCAGGTCTTTCTCGCATGGCAGGCGGTGGTGGTCATAGCCTTTGGTTTTATGATTCAACAGACGCTTTAACTGCTGTACGCGTATCTGGTTATTTTAACGATGCCGCTGGTATGCTTAATGTTGGTGATGCTATCTTTGTATTAGATAGTGATGCTCCTACATTGGGTATTTCTCTTGTTTTATCAAATACTGGTTCAGTAGTTGATATTGCAGATGGAACAGCAATAACCGTTAGTGACACCGATTAAAGGAGTGGGGAGCTTCGGCTCCCCTCTTACTATATGCCAACAGTAGCTAATTCAGATATTGATATTGCATCACGCGGCTTGATCCTTATTGGAGCAGAGCCTATTACTTCTTTTACAGACACAAGTACAGAAGCAACGGTTGCTAACGCGATATATGAAGATGTTCTGCGTACTACTATGTGTTCTAGCCGTTGGCGTTTTGCAACTAATCAAGCAGAATTAAACTTATTAACTAATGCACCTACTGGTAGATATGATGTAGCACACCAATTACCATCAGACTTGCTTATGCTACATGCTGTAACAGTTAGTGATGCTATTATAGAATATAATATTTATGGTGATAAAGTATTTAGTAACTCATCTTCTGGTGATGCACTAATTGCTGATTATACGTTTAGAGCTTTAGAGCCTGATTTCCCATCTTACTTTACATTAGCTGTTGAGTTTTCTCTTGGTGCTGCTTTTGCATTGTCTATTGCAAGAGATGAAGCACTATCATCTTTGTTAGAAAGAAAAGCCAGTGAGCTTTTGCAACAAGCTAAAACATTAGACAGTCAGCAACAGACAACTCGTAAGCTGGTAACATCGAGGTTTATTACTGAAAGGCGAAGTTAATGGCGAGAATACGGATACCGCTTAACAACTTTGTCTACGGTGAAATCAATCCATCATTAACAAGCCGTATTGATGCGCCTGTATACAATCAAGCAGGGCAGTCTGTGAAAAATGTTTTCATTCGTTCAGAAGGTGGCGTTATAAACCGCCCCGGAACTAAAAGACTTTTCAATTTTTCACAAACATACACAAAACCTACATCGACTGTGACAGTTTCTGATTATGCTAATATTGCTGTAGGTACTAAACTCACTTTTATATTAGGTGATGGCACAAAAATAACACTTGAGTTTGAGGCTTCTAGTGGTGCTGCGCCAAGTGCAAGCGTTGGTAACACTCATTTTGTTCGTGCTAATGAATCAAACAATACTACAGCTGACAATATATTTACTGCTCTTAATGCAATTTCTGGTTTAACTGTAGCTAATCCTGATGCTGCTGTTGTATCTGTCACAAGAGATGGTACACAAATTGACAACCTTTCTGTTACAACAACTGATTCTACGCGGCTAACAGTTACTGATTTTGTAATACAGCAACAACAAATACGTCTTGAGCCATTTGTTTTTTCAAGTGATGAGAAGTACGTTGTAGCATTTAGTGTGGGTCAACTTGATATCTTTAGAGTTAATACTGATGGTACATTCAATTCTAAAGTAGCTACTATTACACAAGATACAGATAGTGATGCACTTCCGTTTAGTTCTACTAATTTAACTCAGTTTACATACGCTCAACAGGGCGACTTTATGTTTATTGCCCATAATGACTTTATGCCATTAGAACTTGTTCGTACTGGCCTTACATCGTTTGAGGTAAGGGTGTTTTCATTTGATACATCTGTTGATGGTAACAAAGCATTGCAGCCTTATTATAATTTTCAAGCAGCTAGTGTTACCATTACTCCTAGTCATACAAGTGGTAGTAGCAGAACATTAACTACTAGCGCAGCTTATTTTGTATCTGGAATGGTTGGTTCAAGTATTCTTGTAAACAACACACAATGTACTATTACTGCTGTTAATAGCACTACAGAAGCTGTTGTTAATATACTTGGCACTATTGAAACTAATCTTGATTTTGATTCATTAAACACTACAGAAGGGTCTGATAAAGTAAGAGTTATAATGCCCGATCATGGTCTTGCATCTTGTATTAGCATTACTATTTCTGGTGCTGGTGCGCTTGGCGGTATTAACAATGGCAACATAAATGGCGCAAGAACTGTAAGTAAAATTATTGATGTAAATACATTTGAATATACTGCTGGTGGTGCAGCATCATCCACTGCAACTGGTGGTGGCACACCAAGCGTATCAAGTACAGCTGCAACAACTAATTGGTTTGAGCAATCATATAGTAGTTATAGAGGATTTCCTGCGGCTATTACATTTCATGAAAATCGTTTATGGTTTGGCGGTACGCCATCACAACCAAGTGGATTATGGGCATCAGCAAGTGGTGACTTCTTTAACTTTGATGTTGGTGATGGTGAGGACTTTGATGGTTTAGATCTTGAAGTATCTGTTGGTGTTACAAACTTTATACGTCATCTGTTCTCTAATAGAGACTTGCAAGTGTTTGCTAACCAAGGTGAATTTTTTATTCCTTCATTCCAAGATGCGCCAGTAACTGCAACTAATGCAAAAATATCTGAGCAAACCCCTATAGGATCTAGCTTTGTACGTCCTTTGTCTTTAGATGGTGCTACATTGTTTGTACAAGCAACTGGCTCTGCTATTAGAGAGTATGTGTTTTCAGATACAGAAGGTGCATATGTAACAAACATGGCATCTATTCTATCATCTCATTTAATATCAAACCCTGTTCAAGTTACATCTGTTAAAGGTTCATTAGATAGACCGGGAGCATATGCTTTCTATCTTATGGATAATGGCGAAGTTGCTACGTTTTATAGCATAAGAGCAGAACAACGTGCTGGTTGGACTAGATGGACAACGCAAGGTATGTTCCATTCTATCTGCGCTGTTGATGAATCATTGTTTTGTGTAACAACAAGAGATGATGGTTCTGGCACTGTTAAAATGTTCCTTGAACAATTCGATAAAGATTTGAACATGGATTTTAGTGATACATTTACTGGCACTGCTGGTGTGTTTAGCACAAGCGGTCATTTCAATAATGGTGCTGTAGTAGATGTTGTAGATAGTACAGAGTATTTAGGATTGTTTACGGTTGGCAGTAATCAGGTTGATACTAGTTTAGTGAAGTTGTCTACTGAAGCACAGATTGGTTATAAGTTTGTACCAGAGTTGCAAACAATGCCGCTTGATGCTGGTGTTCCGGGTGGCCCACTTACAGGCAGACCAAGAAAGATAACTAATGTAGTTCTTGATTTAAACAACACATTAAGTGTTTCTGTTAATGGCACTAATATGATTATCCGTAATGTTACTTTTGATCCGTCTTTGCCAAGAGAAGCGTTTACTGGCAAGAAGGAGTTTCGCACCTTGGGTTATAGCAAAGACCCAACGGTTACTATTTCACAAATAGCACCACTTAATATGCAGCTTAATGGCATGGTGGTAGAGGTGGCTTTTCAATGAGTGGATGGGCATATGCAGCTTTAGCTGTAGGTACAATGATAGATATTACTGGCGCACAACAAGCAGCTGATGCAGAATCTGTAAGGCAAGCTGAAATAAAACGTCAAGCTGAAGAAAATAAAGAAATGGCTAAACTCAAAGGTGAACAGTTAGCCACTCAGCGTTCTCGTGTTTATACAAGTTTTTTAAAGAACACATCTGCTATTGCTGGGTTTAACAGACGCGGTGATGACCGATCATTAAAAGCTGTACAGGCTGCCGGCAAAGAAAAAACTATAGAAGAACTGTCAGCTATTAGATTGCAAAGTCTTTTAACACAAAGCAGGTTTGCATCTAAAATGGCGTATGCTGATCTTGAATCACAATTTGCTCAAGATGCCGCACTGATGAGCCAAATTTCTACAGTTACTGGTAATGGATATAAAGCGACACAGGTGAAATAGTGGCTGAGATTAAAGTATTAAAAGGTGAAAGAACTACCGTTGGCCCTGTTGGCATTGTGCAAATGGGCACTGGCGGTGTTCGTGCTGGTCGTCAAATGCAAGAGGATGGCAAGCGTATATTTGAAGAAGGATTTAAGTTCCTTGTTGCTGAAGAAACAAAAGAAGGAGAAAGAGAAGCCGCTAATGCTGCTATAGGTGCAAGAGATACAAATGGCAATTGGGTAGTCCCAGAAATACCACAGTCATTATCTTATGTAGCTAAAGAAGCGTATGAGCCTATTGCTCGAAAGCGTTATATTGATTCATTAGCATTAGAATTAGATCTTGAAGCTAAAAAAATTGCAGCACAGCATGAACGTGATCCAGAAGGGTTTAACACTACATACGGAACGTTTTTAGATGGTGTAAGAGATAAATTAAAAGATACAGAATTTGTTGGTGCTGTTGAATCTATTGGCTTAACTAATTCACGCCAGTATCAAAATGCATTATTTATAGATCAAGTAAACTTTGATGATAAAATAGCAGCGGCTAATGCAGTTCAGATATTAGATAAAAAAGCATCTGATATTGAATCCCTTGCATCAAGCGGCGGTTTGATGGCTGGTGTAGACTTGCAAAATGCAATGCAAGAAGCTCATGGTGTTCAAGCAGAACATGGTGATCGTCTTGGCGCATCATGGTTGCCAACAACTTTAAAAAAACTAAGGTTATCTTTTACAACTGGCAACTTAATTAGTATGTCAAACAAATTGGCTGATTCTGCACAGATAACAAATCCAGATGCTAAACAGCCTATGTTAGCTGCTGATCTTAACTATATGTCTATTGCATTAGAAAAACGTTCAATGAAAAATTTGCCGCTATCTGTAAGAAAAAGATTAGAAGGCGTTGGCTTTACTGAAAAATATATAACAGATCCATTGTTCAATGGTTTGCATAAACAACTTGCTAGAGAAATAAGAACTAGACAGGGCACTGTACAAGAACAGTTTAATGCTGAAAAAGATATAAGGTTGGCTCAAGCCGCCATAGTTAACTTTGGAAATAATGGCATTGCTTCAAAAACAGAGGCAAACGCAATTATGAATTATTCACCAGTAACAAGCCCAGAAACATTTGTAGCTAATCTTAGCACTATCATGATACCGCCTCAAAGCAAAGCTGCACGCAATGAATGGGATCGTCAGTTTGGTGCAGTGCATGATTTGTTGTTTGAAAACAGGGGGCCAATGCCTACTGTTGCTAAAGACTTTCTTGAAAACATAGATGCTATGCAGCCAGAGCAAATACCTGTTGCTGTAGCTATGTATCAACAAGCCACACAGTTTAATCAAGGCTCGTTTATGGAACGTAATGTTGACCGCGGCCTTGATGATAAAACAGTAGTAATGTATGAGACGCTTGGTGCTGTTATGGACACACTTGGCCCTGCTCGTGTGGGCGAGTTTTTGTCATCATTTAGAGAAAACGATGCTCTTCCTGCTGAAGAACGCAAAGCTAGATTACTTAGAATAACAGAAAACAAGGGTACTGCTGCTTCTGCTGTAAGAGAGTTTGTTATAGATTCTGTAGATAGTAATGCAAGCGAAGCTGAGATAGGTTTCTACTCACAGTATGCAGACGATTTACTGCTTACTATGGATAAGAAAACTGTAAAGAATATTCTTAGTCAGGCAAGTGAGAAGATATTTAAAGAGAGTGAGTTTCTTCACCCTACTATTGGCAGAAGCAGATTTACACCAGAGCGTGCATATTCTAGCAAGATAGAAATGAACGATTTTAAAGACGCTGTTGGTATGAAGTTATCTTTAGTAGATCCATCATTGAAGTTAGGTGAGACTGCTTTCTTAGTGCCAGATACCAGAGAAGGTACAGCACTGCCTGTTTATAATATTGTTAATGGTGATAAACAACCAATCATGCATAACGGTAAAATGCTGCAAGTTGGAAATCAACTTGTGCTAGAACGCATGGAGGAGAGACGTAAGATTACTATAGAGCAGCTTCGTAAGGAAGCGGCAGAAGCAGAAGATCAATATGTAGATGCTAGAAAAGCATTTGAAGAATTAACATTCTACGATAGATAAAGCTATGACAGACCTTGGACGTAGAGATTTCTTTATACCTATCCCAGCATCTATTACAGAAGATACACCTGTAAGTTGGTATGAGGGATGGAAAGCTACCGTTGCTTCTAGAAACATGCCTCTTATAGAATCTTTTGAAGAGACGCGTTTGTTTGGTGATCGTAAGCGTGACCCCAATCTTAATGTAGCTGCAAACTTAGAAGAAGATTTGCTGCCATATTTTGAAGATCTTGTTACTGCTAAAGATGAAGAGCATTTAGCTTATTTAAAGGAACGTGCTTATACAGCTATTGCTCGTAGAAAAAAAGCTAACGATGCGCCATTAACAGCTATGTTGGCTGGTGGTCTTACTGATCCACTTACAGCTGTTTCTTTAATACCCGGATTGCAGTTTATTAAAGCTGGTCAGACCTTCGGACAGGCGGTGACAAGAGGTGCTGCTGCGGGTCTGGCCTTTGGTCTTGCAGACGAGGCGCGGCGTGCGCCATTTGCTGTAGCTGATGAGCCATATGAAGCAGTTAGTAACATTGTAGCTACTACAGCGTTTTCTGCTGGCTTTGGTGGTTTGATGCGCGGTGCGCCATATGTAAAGCCATTCTTTCAGAGTAGTGCTTCTAAGGCGGGTAGGTTGTTCCGTGGCGAAAAACTCAGTCATGTTTGGAGAGAAACATCAACAGAGCTTGATGATGGCTATACAGCGGCTTCTGGCGGCGATTTTGATACTACTCAAACAAGTTGGATGGGTAGCCCATCACAAATAGTTATGCAACGCAAAGATTTGAATGATGAAATATCAGGATATTTTGCAACAATGTCTTATAATGGTGCTGTATCTACACAAGGTGCAAGGCGCGGCAAAGCATTTCAGTCTGTATCGCAAGATGCTATTACTTATCAAGGTTCATTTTATAAGTTTGATGAACAAATGCGTAACTTACACTCACAACAAACACGAGGTATAAACAAAGCTGCTCGTGTTGCTGGCGTATACAATCCTATGAGTGGCTATGAAGATTGGTTTACTAATACTTATAAGCGTTATGTAAGGTCAGAATCTAAAAACCCAGAGACAAGACGCATTGCTATGGATGGTATAAGCGATCAGCAAAAAGAAGCTATCGTTATATTCAAAGACACATTCAAAGCATTTTCTGATGATATGGAGTATTCTGGCCTTACTAAAACAACTGATAAGCTCCGTAAAATTATAGATATAAACAAAGCTGAATTAGAAAAGAAAACCAAACTGCTTTCTGACATTGAAGCAAGCGTTAGAAAAAGCGGCGGTGCTACAGCAAAACAAAACAAAGCATTAAAAGATTTAGATTTTAGACAAGCACAGTTGCGTGACCGTATTGAGTTTTACGAAGGACAGATAGGCAAACCACTTAGGCAAAACTTTGTTGCGCCAATCTTTTATAATAAAGAAATGCTGGCTGATACAACAAATCGTGCAGCATTAGAAAGAATATTTGCAGAAGATTTTAAGCTGCAACGTATAGCTAATGGCGAAGATGTTGCTGGCGTTGAAGAAGATGCAAAGCGAACACTTAGCCGTATTATGCAAGAAGATGCAGAAGAACTAATGGATGTGCGTGTAAGTGCAGATAAAGCTGGCAGAATCAAACATCTAAAACAACGTAAAACAAATGTAGATGTAGATAAAATTATTGATTACATACACTTAGACAGCAATTCTATTTACACATATATGGATAGAGTTGGCAGACAGATTTCATTTGCTAAGAAATTTGGTGGTCGCAATGTCGATGAGGTACTAGAAGATCTTGATGATGCAATGATGCGTGCTGGTCTAAATCCTAAAGAACGCATTAGATTAAAAGCAGATTGGTATGGAGACTATGAGCGTGTAATGGGTACATTGCAACGCAGTCCTGATCGTTGGGATAATCAAGCTGCTAAAGCTGCTAAAGCATGGACAGGGTGGACATTTCTGCCTCTTGCTGGTGTATCTGCGATTACTGACACTGGCTCTATTGTTATGGCGCATGGCATGAAGGATGTTTGGGATGCTGGTGTTGCTGCTACTGACACTGCATTTCTTGGCAAAATTGTTCGAGAAATTCAAAATAGTGGTGAAATGGTGGAGTTAACAAAAAATGTTTTTGCACGAGAGTTGCTTAATGACACTGCTAGAAAAGTACGCCCTAACTTAAATGAACGTATTATTCAACGCGGCAATCAAGTTATGTATACTCTTAACGGCCTTGCGCCAATAACATTCGCCGGAAAATTATTAGATCAAATCCTTGTAAATAATAAGTTTATTAAACTATCTCGCAAATGGGCAGATGGTAAGATTTCATTGTACGATCGTGAGTATCTTGCTCGTTATGGCATTGACGAAGATATGGCTAAGTTTATAGCCAAAGCACCTACAAGCAAACATGAACGTAAGGACTTTGAGTTTGCTAATACGGATGCATGGCCTCAAGCTACAGCAGCAGAACGTGATATTATGCGTAAGTATCAAGCTGCACTAGCATCACACGCAAACAATACTATTGTTATGGGGCAAACATTTGATAAGCCATTGATTGTAGATGGTGTTGCTTACTTGCGTGATAATCCGTTTTTTCAAGCGCAACGTAAATTGTTTCCAAATTTATTCAAAATAGAACAGCGTTTGCGTACTGGTAATGAGAACATGGTTCGCATTGAAAGCGGTATGATGTCACTTCCGTTTACGTTTATGAACTTTGCATTTGGCGCAAACAACAAAATACTTGGTGCTATTCGTGATCCAAATAGGCGTTATAGATTGCAGGGTGTAGCTTCATTAATTGGTTTGTCATACATATCATTAGCTATTAAGAAGCCTGACTATTGGTTTGAAAAACGTGACACACCAGAGATTATAGCACGCATTATAGATCATTCTGGCGTGTTGGGCATTTACTCTGACCTTGCATATACTGGATTAAACATAGCTGGTAACGCTGGCATGATTGGTGAGGACTTTCCAATACCACCAAAGTATGTAAACCCTAATCGTGAAGAACGCATGATGGATGCTTTTGTTGAGCCGTTTGGCGCACCAGCAGGGCTTGGTTTGGATTACGCACGTTCTGTAAGAGACTATTTTAATGGCGATACAACTGATGCTTCTGAGCGTATGAGATATATATTGCCGTTTCTTGGCTTGCCTATGATTAGAGATGATGTGCAAGCGTTAATGAATGATTATGGCAGGAGATGATTGTGCGTTGTATATTGAATTGTTGCTATGATAGGGGATTAGCATGACTATTAACTTAAGTGATAACTCGCCTCGTATATCTTATACTGTTAGCCAAGGGGCTACACAGACTGCATTTGTTGTGCCTTTTGAGTTTTTTGATGATGATGATTTGAATGTATATGTTGATGGCACTAAAAAAACATTAACTACACATTATACAACAGCAGACGATTCTGGCAATTCAGCAGCACATACATCAGGCACAACAGGATATATTCACACAACAACTGGTAATTCTGTAACTGGTGCGTCTGGTGGTAGTACAGTAGTTATTACCAGAGATATAGATCTTGATCGTGTAACAGATTTTCCTACATCTGGCCCATTTGACGTAGCATCACTTAATACTGAACTTGATCGCATGATTGCCATTGCGGCTGATATTGATGATGCCTCTAATCGTGCTTTGATTTTGTCTGACTTTGATACTACTGCTTCTCTTACATTACCTGATGTATCTACAAGAGCGAGTAAACAATTAGGCTTTGATGCAAGTGGTAATCTTGTTGCCGAAGAAGGCAAGGTAAGCACAGTTACTATTTCTGCGTCTGGTTTATCAACCGGTGCTACTCCTACAGCAACAGCTAGTTTTACAGCTAGTAGTGGTGCATTAGCATTAGCATTAGGCATACCAGCTGGTGCTACCGGTTCTACTGGCGCAGCTGGCGGTGGTCTTGCTGATTTATCAGCAGATACAACACCGCAGCTTGGCGGTGATTTAGATATGAACAGCAAGGATATTGTGACCACATCTAATGCTGATATTGAATTGAACCCAAATGGTACTGGTAAAACAGTTTTAAAAGGCAACACTAATCCCGGCACTTTAGTATTTAACTGTGAATCAAATACCCACGGTCAAACTGTAAAATCTCAACCACACTCAGCAACTGTTACAAACACACTAACCCTGCCGCCGGGTGGTGATGGCGAACTGGTTAGCACTGTGGCAACGCAAACGCTGACAAACAAAAGCATAGCAGCCTCACAGCTTACT